TACGGCGTGGAATTTATACCACGCCTTTATGAATTAATCTGTGGTAACTACAGTATTGACACCCTGAATCTCAACCCAGCCATGTTCTAGTCTTGCTTCTGCTTCCTTCATTCTTATAAGTTCATCTGTGATAGAAGAACTTAACTTACTGTTAGCTTCTGCCTGTGCTTGAGCTTCTATAAGCTGTGCATCGGCTTTAGCCTGTGCTTCTGCTTTAGTTACCTCTGCATCTGCCTTTGCCTTATTAATAGCTGTCTGATTATTAATCTCCTGAGTTTCGGCTGCCTGTTGTGCTGTAATCTTTGCATTAATAGCTTCCTGCGTCTTTTCATCTACGGAAATATTAATCAATGAAACATTGCTAATTGCAATTCCATAAGATTCAAACTTCTTACTAAGATAGTCTGTTAATGCCGTATTTACATTTGCTCTTTCAGAACCAAGAATATCTGATACCTTATAATTTGCAACAACTTCCTTAGTCCAAGAAATAATATTAGGCTTAATAAAGCTGTCTCTTACTTCCTTACCTGACTGCCCTCTAAATCTTGTAAATAAATCAGCTACCTTATCAGGACTATACTGATATGTAAATGTAAGATCTATCTGCATAGCCTTACCTTCAGATGAACTTGCTGAAAAGCTATCATCGTCCTTAGAGTCTCCGTCCTTACCAGATGTTAAATAACTCTGTTCAAGACTCACCGAGTAAAGTGTTGTCTTTACTGTTGGTGACTTTAAATGCCAACCCTGCGTAAGAATATCGCCCTTTACGCCACCCGACATACTGTACTGTACAGCAATATATCCAGCAGGTACACGCACACTTGATATTAGTAATAATATTGCCGCAACAACAATTACTACTATTGTTACTACTCCTCCAATTGCTTTCTTCATCTTTTTGTCTCCTTTTCTTCATTGTTATTTATTTCATCTGTCGAAAATACCTTATTTATAATGTTGATAACAAATTCACCAATTTTTACAAACAAAGGCGACAGTAGAAACCATAGAATTATTAATCCTATTAGAACTAATATAAAAAATACTGACATTTATATATTCTCCTTTTAAATCTAGTTAATTAAAGATACTTTATATAACTTTTAAAAACATTTCTTATTGTATTATTTCTTTATTATTATATGAAGTAACATGTTTAAAACACAAAAAATTAACCAAATAATTGTTGCAAGTGACCATTTAAACGAAACTCCTAAGCATAATGTAATCAATTTAACAATTATACAAGTTATAATCCAACTTAATCCAAAAACAAATAATAAAACTATAGCACCTGCAATCATACTCGCTATAATACTTGCTATAACACTTGCGGTAGTGTCTATAATTTCATCGTCTCCCTCATTCTTTTCTAAATCATCAAAAATTTCACTATTTTTAAATTCTTTTAATAAATCTCTTAAATTACTCATTTTATATAACTCCTTTTTCTTATTTAATATCTTCCCAATCAGCTTCATCCTTATCATTAGTAAATTTCATGAATAAGTGAATATATAACTCAATAATTCTTTCCTTTGATAACGCCTGTAATTGCTTTCTTAGTTCATTTCGCTTATTTATATCTTTATCCATTTTATTATTCTCCTTACTTAACATCTTACTAACAAGCTACTAATATCATCAGCAAGTACTTCTCTATCAGTAACAATCCATTGACATCTAAAATCTCTATCTGCACATAACGAAGTAAAATCAGCATAACTTTGTATCTTATCTGGTTTTGCGGTTACTCTATAACATTCTCCTCTTCTTTCACAAGTCTGGCTTGTACACATCGTAATATCAGGCATTGGCTATTTCCTCCTTTTTCATATTGTCTAAATAATGTATGTAATTGTCGAAATCCATCTTAATATACTTATAATTAACATCTTGTGATGGACTATAATTCTTATCAATAGCATTCTTCTGATAATTTTCTAACCAAGTTGCCAACTCAGTATCTTTTTCGGTTCTATAAGCATATGCCGTTAGTGCCATCAATGCAGCCTTACATTGTATATAGAGAGGGTTGTCTATTTTTAAATACACATCCACGAAATCCTGGTATTCCTTTATATCAATCTCCTCTATATCATCAGCAACATTTTTTTTAACAAATGATAATATTTCATCATTGCAACCCATATTCTGTTCAGATTCATTATCATTTATTACCTTATTATCAGAAGACTCTATATTATTCTCTGTTTCAGTTGTATCAATATGTAAAAAATCATTCATAAGCCTTATAAGTAAATCAATCTTACCTACAATAGTTGTCTTTTTCTTGGTCTGTTGATCCTTAAAGTCAGCCATTGATATACCATTGATTTCTTTGTCTTTGAGTTCTATGTTATATGCATTTAAGAAATCTACGAAACGACTATCTTCTATATTATATGTAGTAAATTTATCAAACACTGAAATCCACATTGGCATTGTTGTAGGTGTAAATAATTCCTTTGATAAATCTTTGTTATTATCACCTAATGCTAGTTCCAATCTGTTAAACTGTGAATTCAATTTTAAAAATTGCTGTTCTGTTGTATTTTCATTGACGAATTTATAAATCGAATCTAAACTCGCTCTCCACGATTCACGAAAGAATAACAACATAATTGATTCAACAACAACTCTTTCAAGTTTTCCTTTAATTGAATTATTATTTGTAAACTTACCGCAGTTTTTGAAAAATGAATTTTTTTGAGAAATCTTTTTAATATGTCCAGCAATATCGGCTGATACGTTGAGTAATCCACCCTGTTCTTTATTCATACTTGCATGATTATTGTAATCACGAATATGATCGGCAATCTGCTCATCGGTACAATCAAAAAACTTTGTTACATTAATATTAAAATTATTAAATCTTTTCTTTAACTCATCTGGTAAATCTTTATAATATTTTCCAATAACATCAAAAACTTTCATTTCATACTCAGGAAATCCTTCTTCATCAGGCACACGATTTCCATTATCATCTAAAACATAATCTCTATACTGAATTAAGTGTCTTTCCGCTCCTGCCGAACCAATCTTAATTCGATTCTCCTTAAAAGCTTCTGCATATGAAAGTCTCTGCAATCCATCAATCAAATGTGATATAGTTAATCCCTTTTTCTTCTGTTCACAAAGTATAATTTCAGGAATTGGAAGATTGCTAAGAATACGACAGAAATATCTATTTGCTTCTTCCTTACTCCATTGAAACGGTTCACGCTGCAAGATATAGTTGCAATTCATATCCCCATTTTTTTTATCTTGTAACAACGAGTACATACTATATTTATCCATTCTGTAATTTTCAGATTCGCTAATTTCAATAATTCTATCTTCCATATTTACCTCCATATTATAACCACCATCATTTTTATTTATTGAGAACATCGAAAGCCCTTTGTTCATTTTTATTGCTTTCATTGCACTGTTATATTCTCCATTAGAAATACCTAATTCTTCTTTGATTTTCTCAGAAGGAAAATCCTCCATCCGCATAAGCAAGATATTTTTTTGTATTTTAGATAATGAATTGAGAAACTTTTCTACTTTTTCATCAGAATCAAAATTAAATTTACATTCATCTTCTATATTTATTCCTGAATCTAATTTCTCTATTAAGTTATTATCATCTTCCGTATGTGCATCTAATGAGATATTTTTAATTATTGTTGGAGTGCCGTTTTCGTCATAAATTATTTTTCCTTTTTCATCCGTGACAAGATTATTTCTTTTTAGTCGAAATCTATTATCTCGCATCCATGTATCAAATTTTCTTTTAATGTTTCCTGTTAAATATGTTTCAAAATTTGCTTTCTCTGAATTAAAACTATACACAGATTCCATTAAGCATTGTATAGCGACATCATATAAATCATCATATTCATACATATCAATCTTCCCAAGCCAAATCTTGTGACATAATTTTTTTAATTTTTTGTTTTCATCATCTGAATAATCATTAATGATTTTCATCATCTCAGGATTACTATTAATAATCCTCATCATCTCTTTATTAATCATTTCATCTACCTGCCTTTCGCAATTCTTTATTCATATATTCACCGAAAGACAATTCAGAATTCATAACTTTAATATGTTTAGTTTCTCTTTTACATTTTGGACACTTACAATATCTATCATGTCGATTTCTTTCTCCTGGTTGAAAACTCATAGTCTCTACCATAGCAATTAAACAATTTTTACATATCACCATAATTAATCCTCCAAAATATCATTAGCCATTTTCCAATATTCCGTTCTACCTTTATAATCATCGCTAGTGACTTTACTAAGTTCCAATTTTATCTTCTCAATGTTGTATCCTTTGACTATCGCATCTTGCATAACCTGAACATACCTTATACACTGCTTTATTCGTTTATGTTTATCTCGTATGTCATCAAGTAAATATCCTATCTTTGCTACCTTATGAGCTTGTGGCTTCTTGCCATTATGTATTTTCTTATATTTTTCTAATGCATGATTAATATCACTTTCTGCACTATCGCACTTTGATAGTTCAGTATTTAATAAATTTTTATATGTAATAAGTTGATTGTCGTCCCAGCCTGCTAACCCTAAGATAGAATTGGCTTCTGATTCAATCTTATCTAATAAAGCATAATCAAAATTACCTTCATCTCCTGTATAAACATTTGCATTTCCTCTATAATAAAGAGATTTATCAGATTTCTGTCCTGTATCCACATCAATAAGATTATATTTCTTAATCCATGAATATTTCTTTCTACTGTTCTGTACTAACGACCTTGCTTGTTTGTAAGTAAACCTCTTAGCCATAGAACTCGAAGTCGTTATCATATACTCACCTAATTTCATAGGATTTTCCATAACATAATTCTTTCCATCTGTTAATATAAACAAAACAACACTCCTCTCTGATTTTTAGCGCACTTTAATAAGCCTTGGAAATACCAAAGAAAAATTAAAAATGCTATTAAATTGTGATAAAAAATTGGAAATTTTGCTGATATGCAATTGACTTTTATAACTATTACTATGTATAATTTGAATGCATACTGATTATTTCCCCAAGAAATAGACTTTGTATGTTGCTTGACTAGCCAGCTGCCAACTTTCTAGTCAAGCATTTTTTATTTCCTCTTCCATTATATTACTCCAAACATACGTTTGTGTCAATATAAAACCAAACAAATATTCGAATAAATTATCTTAACAGAATGTCATGCATAATTCCTCTTTTAATAATATTCTCTATATCCTGTTCGGTATTGAATAGCTGCATATGAGGGATATAAGCATCTTCGTTCACAATAATTGTTTTTGATTTTCTTACTAATAAACATCCATCATCAGGAGTTGTGATTTTCTTTGAAGAGGTATTATTATCAAAATCCATTGTTAATATAACAACATTTTTAGGATTTTTACCTTCAGCTTTTAACTTTTGTAATCTTTCAATTGCTTCATCTATACTTGCGTAATCATAAGTTTCTGTCTTCATAATGTTCTCTCCTCACTCTTATATCATAGCCAAACTAATTTTCATTGCTTCCATAACCTTTAAATTATCTTCAGCAGATAATTCACCAATTTTAAATTGAATCCTATCTTTATCAATTGTCGAAATCTGCTCTAATGCCACAACAGAATCATATTTCAACCCATTAAGCTTGTTCTTATGTATTTCTACATGTGTTGGCAATTCCCTTTTAGATTTTGTTGTTATGATGGCAATTATAGTGGTAGGGCTAAACTTATTGCCAATATCATTCTGCAATATCAGTACTGGTCTTCTACCACTCTGTTCTGAACCTTTAGAATCATATTTAGTTATATCAGCGAAATATATTTCACCACGTTTAATTTCCACTATGTTAGCCCTCCTTTCTCTGTTTGTTCCTTTGATATTTTGTATTATATACTTCACTATATATATTGTCAAGTATTATTACAATTATTTTTTATATTTATTTTTTCTTTTATATATGGTACTCTATGTATATAGGAGGATTACATTCATGAAATTATCTATTCAAAACAAATTAAAAGAAAAAAATATGACACGTTACGAACTGGCTAAAAAAATAGGCGTAACATATCCAACGATTGACAAAATCTACAAAGGTGAATCAACTTCAATTAAATTTGATATTTTAGAGGCAATTTGTAAAGAACTTAATTGTTCGCCACTCGAAATATTAGATACTGATGACTATCAAATGAAGCGATTACTAACCTATGCAACTGAAATTAATAAAGCAAGTAAGAATAAGGACGACACAAATTAATCTGTATCGTCCTTTACATATCACATATTGTCTAATATATCTTTCATTCCCACTGCTCCGTTTGCATAATTATTAACTGTCGTATTTACACTACTATGTCCAAGCTGTTGCTGTACAAATGCAAGATTTCCATTTCTGTTCATTATACTGGCATAATAATGTCGCATCATATGTGGAGTGATGCCATTGCCATAATTTTCAAATATCTGTTTAATATTTCTTTCTGTTGTACGTGTACCGTTTTTATTTATAAACACAGCTTCTTTGTCTACAACATTATTCAATGTACTTCTGTATTCTAACCATTCTCTTAATGCTTTTAAAGCAGATCCACTAAGATATACTGTTCTATTTTGCAGTTCTCTGTACACACCTTTGCCAAGAATAGTAATGTATGGCATTTCTTCTTTTAAATGCAAATTAGACAAATCTAAACCTGCAAGTTCAGATTCTCTTATTCCAGTTCCTCTTAACACTCGAAAGATAGCAATATTCCTATTTCTTACACATTCATCCTTTTTCCACATTATTTTCTCTTCCATATCATTAAGCTGCTTTTCTGTTGGAAGTTTTTTTGTTAAATTATTTCCAGATGGAATTCCCTTATAGGTTACATCTTTAAAGAATCCATCTTTAATTTCAGTTCCCTTTACTCTACTCATATAATCCCAAAAGCTACTTATAATATGTTTCCTTGTTTCTAATGTAGTTGGCGACATTCCATTTTGTTCTTTTGTCTTTAAATATAATGTAATATCTTCTGCCATGATATCTGTAAAATCCGATGGCTCAATATCTGAAATATTTGTTTTATTAATAAGTTTCTCTTCAATAAACCAATTGAGCAAATCTACAATAACTCCAAGATAATTTAATGCACCTGCTTTGCTTTCAATTTTAACACTGAAATATTTTCTCGTATATATAGGAAGATTCAACTCATCCAACTTCCTGTTAAGCTTCTCTGCATTTTTATTTTGGACTTCTATTTTATAACACATAATTATCAACCACCTTTCTAAAATCTCCTGTATAATAATTCTCTCTTTTCTCTAATGCTTTTGTATAAATCTCTTTATAATCATCACAATACCTTACTTCCATATTTTTAGTTTCAATTCCACCGCATAATATACAAGTAAGATCTTTAATATGAAATTTCTCACGTTGTTTCTTACGCTGAATTCCTCTTGCTAACATATTTTCTTGCATACATTTTAAACATATGAATCGACTTGCATGTTTTGGATTTCCGTTCTTATATCTACTCAAACATTATTCACCTCATTTTTTTGTAAAAAAAAGAAGCAGACAATTTCTGCTTCCTTATAATTAATATTTATTATTTCTTTCTTTTACTTTATCAATTATTTCTTCTCTATGATCTTTATAGTATTGATCTGAAATTTCCTTTACATGTATTTTATGTGCTTTCTCAGAACACTCTTCTGAACAATATGTTCTTCTAAGTGTTTCAAACTTTTCCCCACAAATAGGACAGATTTTAATTATTGGTGTATTCGATTCCTTACTATATCTTCTTTTATTCGAATTTTCATCTTGTCGTTTCTTTTTTTCTATTTTACATTGTTCACTACATACATTTATTCCATGGTAACTTGTAAACCTCTTACCACAAATAACACAATCTCTAATTCTTGGCATTTTTCCTTCCTTTCAAATCAGTCTTTTTTATACTTATCTATAATCGGTTTAAAAAATCTATCTTCTGCATCTTTTCTAGCTTTTTCTGCATCTTCAATTTTTTTAAATTTACCGAGACTATAATTCTTTCCTTGAAATCCAATTTGAGCAACCCATAATTTTCTGGTTTTGTCAAAAGAAACTCCTTTTATACCTGAAGTATTATTTTTTGAAACTTTTTGAGTTAAAGTTTGTACAATCGTTCCATCGACCTGTGTACGCTTTTTTCTATTTTCATTTAATGTTTTCCCATCTCTATGATTTCCACAAGTACCAACCTTTTTTGCCTCAGATACCGTTCTGTAGCACATTCTTCCACATTTTAGACATTTACATTTCCATATAACTTTTCCATTTTCATAGCCAAAAGGCTCTAAAAACAATAAATCTTTTACGATTTTCCTAGTCATATCTAATTTTCTTTTACAACCACAAGACTTAGACTTTCCTGAAATTAATTTTCCTTTGTTAATTGCTCTAATTGTCCCACACACACATTGACATGTGTAATACTTATTGTGTGACGAATCTGTTTTATCTGACAAAGCTAGCACAGTCCAATCACCAAATTTATCACCTATATTTATTTCCATATAATTACTTTCCTCTTGAAAACAATCTTCAACTGTCTTTCCATTTTTATCATCCTCCGTTCTGCTATTGAAAGCAATTTTAATCTAACAACTTATCTACTTCAATATCCGTTTTGAAAATAACAAATGATCCTGGCTTCATTAATTCATCAGTTCTCTTAGTAGCTTCTCTCCAATCTAATCCTTCATAATCTCTTTTTGAAATTTCGATAAAATCAGTTTCGTAAATTTTCTTATGAGTCTTTTCTATGTCAACACATCCACTACTATTCAGTTCAGGTCTTCGTATTTTTACAACATACATATCATATTTCGTGTCGATTATAAGCACACTTGCCATTTCACAGATTCTTTTATCTGGCAATCTACTTATAAGTTTTGTTCTAATATCCCCCATATCCTCTTTATATAAATTTGAATCATAAACACAATCTACAAAGCTTCCAAGTACTTTCATATTATTACCTCCAAATTTTCCATAAGAAATCGTCATTTACACTGGTTTATATTTTTGACGATTTACTTTCTGTCTTTCTTCAATAATAAGATTCAAAACAATTGTTAGCCTCCTCTTTTCATTTGAGGAATCATCCTCTCCGTATATCTTAGTCAGTTTCCCCTCATATTCTTGTTGTAAGCTACATAATTCTCTTTCATATTCTATCAATTCTTTTAGTGTCATATTTGTCACTATATCACCTCTTCCAATCTTTCAACAATTTCTTAGTATCCATTACATATACAATAATACTTAACATCAGGCTCTCCACTAACATAGCAATACCCCATTTCTCTTATTAGCCTTAAACCTGAATTATACTGTTTGTCATTTGTAAAGTTATCTTTTCTTGCCAATTCATTTATAATTGATTCCATTTGTATTCTCCATCATTTACAGTGGAATTTTACCACTTCTATAATCTTCTATTTTAGTGGTTCTTTGCGTTCCATCTTTTGTATTTTTTATCTGCCATAGCACATATACTTGCTAATGTGTTGGTTACTATACTCTGTAAACCTTCCATTTAGTCAACCAATGATAAAATATCATTTCTATCAAAACCAATCAATTCATCAGATTCTATAATATCAGCCAATATATTAACAATTTCTTTTTGTGCTTCAGAATCCCATTCCATAAGCTCCTCTTTTATTATCTTTGCACCATTTGATTTTGCAATATAATAATCTTCCAGTGTAGCAAAGAAAAATTCATATTGACTATCAAATGGTGGCATTTTACTATTCTTCATATCGTTTAAATATTTTAATGTTTTTTTATTTTCCATCTACATTACCTCATTTCATCTGCTCATCAATCAAATCCAATACTTCGCATAAAGTTTTATATCTGCCTTCTTCCATGTCATTCATATTGCGATTTGCTGTTTCATTTTCTAAATCCTCAATAAGTTGCTCAATTTTAATTCTTAATTCGTCCACTGTTATACCTCAATTTTCTTTCCAATCTCTTCGTTACTTGGACATTTCTGTAACTGATTTACAGATATATGTCTACAATCATCAGAATTGTCAGCATTATCAAATTTCACAATAGCTTCTTCATCACTATTCCATGCATATTCCATAAAAGTTCCTACAAGTTCTAAACCTTTATGAAACACTCTATCGCCTTTCTTAAGTTCCATCTATATCACCTCATTTCACCACAGACACATCAATAACATTTAATCCTGCATCTTCCAAATCCTGTTCAACACAATATCTCAATGTTTCTTCTGATGATTCATCATCATAAAATTCTGCTTCTACTTTTACAATGAGTTTCGCTTTTATTTTATTTGGTTTGTCTTTCATTTTGCTCACCTCAATCTTTCACCTCTTCTCTTTGCCTACCATCAATATACCACTTAATTTTAAAATCAAAATCACTTTCTATTACATGATCAATGTATGACTCTAACTTGTTCATCTTAATTATAGATACATTATCTATATCTATAATAACAGGATTGCCAGATTTTGTATTAACACTCATACCATTTGCACTATTTGTAATTGGTAAATAATTTATATATCCATTTGAATCAGTTTCATTGTTTAAAAGAGCTAAAGATTTCCCATCATTAGTTTTATAAATATCAAGTCTTTTCATTTGTATCACCTCTTCCAATCTTCCAAGTAAATCATTCTTTCATTCTACTATTGTTCCATACGTTTTAGCTGCATCTCTTATAGTTTCAATAGACTTATACGGAACACCTCTCAATATAAGACCGCCACTATATCCTTCATAAAATCTATGTTTACCCCAAATTGCATATCTACCTTTTTTACTCACATAACATTTCAGAAGCCTTGTTGCATAATAAGCATTTTCTTGAGCATCGTGACAAGTTATTTGAATACATCCATTCGGATATTTATCGCAAATAAGATTTATCCATTTAACATCTGATATATTAACTGGATATAGTTGCTCCGAAAATTCATTATAACAATTTGAACATTCATACACTGGCATCTCCATATATCCTCCGTTTCTATGCCAAAAGAAAGTTAAATTTCCTTACCAAATGCTACTTTTATCTTGAGGTTTTCCAGTTTTAATTTCTAGTTTTCTGGTTTCACAACATTTTTCTACGCTTGCTTTGATATTCTCTTTAACGCATAAACAGCTGTTCTCATTATCGCATGCTGTAAAAATATCATTAAGTATAACATGAATACCCTCGATTGAATTAATATCTATTTTGTTTCCAAATTCATCTGTATATATAATTTTCTTTGCCATATCTTCCTCCTTAATTTGATAGTAAACTTAGATTTCATTTAAATTACACTTCACTTTCTAAATACTTTATAAATCGCTCATCGCATTCTTCTGTTCGTTCAGATTCAACGCATTTTCCATATAATCTCCTACAATCTTCACAAGTAAATATTGCAGCTTTATTAACATACCCATGATTAAAGTCATATTCTTCACACAATATATCGTTTAATCTTTCAAATTGTTCTGTTGTCATATTTGTAATCTGATCTATAAGAGCCAGCTTCATTCTATCAATATTCTTCATACTAAATTCTCCTTGTGTTTTTAATTAACTATAACACATCAGAGATTTTCTGCCTACGGACATCGTTACCGTTTTATGAAAACTTGGATTCTTGTTACCCTATATCCCGACAATATTCATACTTTCCATTTTCAAAATCATTAACAAAAGTATTTGTAATATCATTGCCATAATTTAATTCGTCAATCGTTGTTCCGTCCCCACTACGAAGTTCATCAATATCATATCCTTTACTTTCAAAATAATCATTGATTTCTTTATCAAGCATAGCTGCTTGTGAAGTCAGTTGTGCTAATTTATGCATTTTTCTTTGTATATCT